AATATCAGAAAGACATCAATTTTTTTTGGAGTGAAAGAGTGTAATCTATATAGGTATTTGAAAAGTGAAAATCTTCTAATAAGAAAAAACGAAAAAATATCTACAGAAAAAGAACAACAGATAAAGGATGAAATTTATAATCTATATGTAAATGGTAATTTAAACACATCTGATATAGGAAAAAAATATAATATAACACGTTACAATATCAAAAAAATTCTAATATCTAATTTTGGTAATGAGGTAATAAAACCAAAATCAGAAATAATTAGGAATATGAATTTATCAGAAGGATTTCAAGAAAATGCTTTAAAGAAAAATTATAGAAACAAAAACTACATATTACCTTCTGGTAGGACGATTCAGGTAATGGGATATGAAGATCATTTTCTTGATTTTGTTTTTGGGAATAATATTCTGAAAGAAGAGGATTTTTCATTTGATAGAGGATTTAGAATTAAAATTTCTGATAAAGGAAAACATATTCATTACTATCCTGATTTTCATATACCAAAGTTTAACATGATTATAGAGATAAAATCTAAATACACATACGAAAATCAAAAAAAATTAAATGATTTAAAAATAAAAAGAAGTAAGTCTAAAGGATATATAACTATTCTTATAGTAGATAAACACTACGAGGAGTTTTTGAAAATAATCAATGAAACTTCCTCTTAAAAAGAAAAATCCTAAATATGTGCAAGGAATATTCACCGCACATAATAAACAAAAGTATAGAGGCAAATTTCCTATTGTATATCGTAGTAGCCTAGAGCTTAAAGTGTTTCGTTGGTTTGATAATAATTCCAATGTTCTTACATGGGGATCAGAAAGTGTAGTAGTTCCTTATCAATCTCCTTTAGATGGAAGGATTCATAGATATTTTGTTGATTTAGTAGCCGCATTAAAAGAATCTAATGGAAATATTAAAAAACTCTTAATAGAAATTAAACCACACAAACAAACACTTCGTCCAGAAGCTACTAAAAATAAAAAAGTTAAAACAATGATATATGAACAGACTCAATTTGCACTTAATCAAGCCAAGTGGCAAGCTGCTGAAGCATGGAGCAAATCTAAAGGATATCAATTTATTATTTTAACAGAAAAACATATAAATAGTTGAATCTTTGCTTTCTATTGTAAATAATAATAACAAAAAGATAATTATATCTATAAATATTTAAACAATTATGTCCAATAATGCCTATAATCTCTTAATAGAGGAACCAACATACGAAGTTCAATATCTAATCGAAGAAAAAAATAGAAACACTCCTTCTATTTTACACATTCAAGGACCCTTTTTAATGGCTAACGAAGCTAATAAAAATAAAAGAGTATACCCATTGGAAGAAATGGTTAAAGAAGTTGGAAGATATACATCTGAAATGATTGACACAAAAAGAGCTACTGGAGAATTAAATCATCCATCTAGTCCTGATATTAATTTAGAAAGAGTTTGTCATGTTGTTACAGAATTAAAACAAAATGGTAATATTTTTGAAGGAAAATCAAAAGTTCTTTCAACACCTATGGGACAAATCGTTCGTTCTCTTATAATGGATGGTGTAAAGCTCGGTGTATCTAGTCGTGCATTAGGTAGATTACAGGAAGATGGAAGAGGGGTTAATCGTGTTTCTGATTTTAGATTAGTGGCAGTAGACGTTGTTGCTGATCCTTCGGTTCCTTCTGCCTTTGTTAATGGCATCCTAGAATCTAAACAATGGATTTTAAATGAAGATGGAAAATTTGCTCCTACTTATGAAAGATTTGAAAATGCAATTTCAAACATTCCTAATAAAGAAGGAAATAAATATTTAACTGAACAAATAATTAAATTTATTAATTCATTGAAAACATTGTAATTGTTATAAGTAAGTATAAATAATATCATGAACACTCGAAATTTAATTTCTAAATTAGTAGCTCAAATATGTGAAAATAATTTTTCAGATGCTAAAAAAACTTTAGATACGGTAGTAACCGAAAAGGTAAAAACACGTATTAAAAATACAATTAAAAAACAATCACCCGATAAAAAAGATAAATCAAAATGTGATTGTACAAAAACTAAAAAAAATTTAGCAAAAAAGGTAGTAGGTAAGAGTAAATAGTAATATATAAAAATTTTATGGATATCTCATCAATAATACCAGCAATTGATACAAACGTTCTCAACGAAGAAGCAGCCTCCGCAATCGCAGAAGCATTTGAAACCGCAGTTAACGAAAAAGTAAATGCTCAAGTCGAACTTCAAGTTGAAGGTGCTCTCAGCAAACAAGACGAAGAACATGCTTCTAAATTAGGAAAATTATTAGAGGCTATTGATGCCGATCATTCCGAAAAATTAAAAAAAGTTGTAAATGCTATTAATGAAAATCATGCTTCTAAATTAATAAAAATAGTTAATTTCTATAAAAAGGCATTAAACGAAAAAGCAGAAACTTTCAGTGAAAAGGTTGTAAATCAAATCAGCAACTTCTTAGATGCTAATCTTTCAAAATCCATTCCTCATGCAGAATTAGAAGAAGCAGTTGCAAACAAAACTGCAATCAAACAATTAGAACAAATTAAAAAAATCATTTCATTCGATCCTGCTACTTTAAATGAAGATGTTAAAAGTCTCATCACACAAGGCAAGAAAAAAATTGAAGATCTTCATGAAGAACTCAATGTTTCTTATAAAGAAAACATCGATTTACATGAACAACTAAACGACTTAAAAGGTGCTTTAATTTTAGAACAAAAAACAAAGGGAATGCCAACCTCTAAAAAAGAATATATTTCTAAATTATTAAGTGATAAACCCGCTTCTTATATTGAAGAAAACTTTAAATTTGTTGTAGAAATGTTTGAAAGAGAAGAAAAGGACTTGTCTGGTAAATTAGTTGAAGAAGCTAAACAGTCAGCAGTATCTAAAAATGCTAAAGTACCTTCTTCTAAAATAATTTCAGAGTCTACTGTTGTTAATAGAGAAAATACACCAGTAAACAGATATCTAACTGCTTTACAAGATATTAGATAATTTCGAAGGTGGGGAAGAGCACAACGCACTTCCCGAACGCTAAATAAATCCATAAGGAGAAATAATAAATAACATATGAACAATGTAAAACCCGCACCTGGCTTCATTGACAGAAATCGTGCAAATCAACTACTCGAAAAATGGGCCCCTGTACTTAATTACTCAAGTGATAAAGTCAGACCTATTGAAGACGAGCATGCTCGCGTTACCACAGCTATGCTGATGGAAAACCAAGAGCGTTGGTGTTTAGAGGAAACAGGAAACTACTCAGGAAATGGCGGTGCCTTCGGCAACGGCAGTTCTGTTGGTGGTATCTATGGCCCTCCCGGCACTATTGGTTCTAATGATGGTTATGCTCAAAATGATGCTCGTTTACCAAAGGTATTAATACCTATGATCAGACGTACATTCCCAGAGTTAATCACTAACGAAATCGTCGGTGTTCAGCCAATGAGTGGCCCAGTTGGTCTTGCATTTGCTCTGCGTTACCGCTATGAGAACTCTAGCTTGGGTGCAAATGGTCTTGATGGTTACCAAACAGGTGCCACAAACAATAGCAACAACGGTACTCCCCGCGTTGCTGGACCAAATGAACTCGGTTATCAGTTCCTCGACACTCGCTTTACAGGAACAAGTGCAGCCTCCCTTACCGGAAACAGTGATTTTGATATCGCTGAGTCCGATCAAGGTGTTGCAGCTATCCTTAGCCAGTTCGAACTTTCTGGAAACATTCCTCAAGTTACTGTTGAATTCAGCAAAACAGCTGTCGAAGCTGGCACACGCCGCCTCGCCGCTCGTTGGTCTGTTGAACTCGAACAGGATCTTAAGAACATGAACGGCCTCGATATCGATGGTGAATTGACAAACGCTATGTCGTATGAAATTCAAGCCGAAATCGACCGTGAAATGATCATCAGAATGGTTCAGATCGCTCTCAATGCAGGTAGTAAAAATGGATACAGCTTCTGGTATGCTCAATCAGCTGACGCACGTTGGCTCGGAGAGAGAAACAGGGACTTCTATAGCAAGGTAATTGTCGAAGCTAATCGCATCGCAATTCGTAATCGTCGTGGTTCTGCCAACTTCATTGTTGCAACACCTCGCGTTTGCGCAATCCTTGAGATGCTTCCTGAATTCCAGTGGATGTCAGTAAACGGAAACGTCAACACTCAACCAACAGGCATTGCCAAAGTTGGAACATTGGGTGGTAGATTCACTGTTTACCGCGACACCCGTACAGACGCACAGTATCTTGCAGGTCAAAGATCAGCAGCACTTGAGTATGCACTTCTTGGTTACAAAGGCACAGAATACTACGATACTGGTATCGTGTATTGCCCATACATTCCTGTGATGATTCAGCGTACAGTAGGTCCAAATGACTTCTCACCTCGCGTCGGTTTAATGACTCGCTACGGGGTAGTAGATTACATCTTTGGTGCTTCATTGTACTACCATGTAATCATCGTCAAGGGCTTGGGAACTGAATTTGAAGCCAACGGTTCCAAACTCTATCTGTAATCACAGAACTCAAAAACTTACCCATCCTCGAAAGAGGGTGGGTATTTTTTTTGTATTTTTTTAAATGAAATAAAAGATATTATTGAATAATATCGTCTAGTAATTCTATCTTTTCTCTTTTACTAGAATCTTTGCCTTGAAGTTTTCCCATTATTTCATCTCTTGTTGCTATTAAGATGTTATTTGTTTGTGTTCCAACACCAAGAGATTTTGATGCTGTAGATTCCACCTTTGCAACTTCTAAATTGTTTTTATGCTGCTTTGCTTGCAAGTTGATTTTGTTTAGATTATCTATTGCTTTAGTTGTTGCACTGATTAATTGTGCTAATGATGCAATTTCTTTAGGATCTTGTCCGCTTATAACTAGATCTTTTAAATTGTTTACAGCTTCTAATCCCACTTCAATTACTTGAGCCGTTTTTTCATATACGTAACTACTTACATTGTCGTCGGTTAGAGGAGGTGACGCTTCTCTTGTGACTTGTTTATTTAATTTTGGCTGTGCTGGCACTGAATCGATTCGCAATTGATCTATTATCGAATCTATTTCATTTGATTGTTCCATAATGATATATCTTTTACTAATTATTTAGTTGATTGTTCCAATAATTCTACTATAATATAGAAATGTTTGAAACTCCGAAAATATACTTCACAAAAACAAATGAAAATGCGGAACTTCCACATAGAGAAAACATAAGTGATCCTGGATATTTATTCAAAGCAACAGAAGATATTACAATACCATCTAGAAATCAAATAAAGATTTCCACCAATCTCATCATAGAAGACATTGTAAGGGGCGTTTGGGGCTTAATAATGCCCACTGACGCTCTTAATGAAGAGTATGAAGTGTTTCCCCTTACAAAGATAATAAACAATACATTTAGAGGGGAACTTAAGATTTGTCTTTACAATGCATCTGAAAATGATTATACATTAAAAAAAGGTGAAGTATATGCTAGAATTGTTTATATGCCACTGTTAACTATTGAACCAGAATTGAAAAAACATGAATAATCACTATAACACATTATGGGTTGAAAAATATCGTCCCAAAAATCTTGATGATATTATTTTAGATGGAGACGTTAAAGAACACTTCAAGACAATTACTGAAGATGTTCCTAGTATATTGTTTTATGGACCTCCGGGTATCGGTAAGAGTAGTTTAGCAAAAATACTTGTAAATGACATATTAAAGTGCCAATACCTTTACATAAACGCTTCTGATGAGAATGGTATTGATACTATCAGAAATAAGGTAATAACATTTGCTCAGACTCGTTCTATTGATTCCAAGAAAAAGATTGTTCTTTTGGAAGAAGCAGACGGTCTTACTGGTGAATCTTTAAGAATCCTTCGTAATGTTATGGAAGAGTACTGTGATACTACTCGTTTCATATTGACAGCTAACAATTTAAACAAGATCATGGAACCAATTAGATCTCGTTGTATTTTATTTAAAATTCAACCAACACTAAGAGGGTGTGCAGATCGTTGCATTGAAATTCTAAAGAAGGAAAATATTCAATTTGATATTTCTTCTATTAAGAAAAATCTAACAAACTTTTTAAATGATAGATACCCAGATCTTAGAAGAATAATTAATGATTTGCAAAAATTCTCTGTAACAGGAACTTTAGTATTTCCAGAACAGTATGAAATCTCTAATATTTCTAGTTATATAATAGAAGGACTAGTTTCTAAAAGTATATCTTCATTAGAAATACGAAAAAAGATAATAGAATCGGAAAAGGACTTTAATGGTGATTATCAAGAACTGATGAAAAATATATTTGAATATACCTATAAATCAGACGATTTAACAGATAAAGTAAAAAGAAGTCTTTTGATTGATTTAGGAGAATACATGTATAGAGACAATTTCGTGTTGGATCATGAAATCAATTTCTTTTGCTGTATTCTAGCAATAGAAAACTCTATTTGTTCTTAGATTTTTTTCTTTTAGGACCAGTAAAATATTTCTTTGCAATAGCAGGAGAAGCTGGAATAGATGTTTGTGCTGTTGCTAGTTTATTATCTATTGGATGATTATTAAGACCCTTGAAAGCATCAGTATCCACGGGTATTGGTTTACATTGAGCGTAATTATCGTATTTTTCGTATTTATTCGGAACCCCTTGTACTGGTGGTAAATTTACTCCAAAATCTAAAACTTCTACAAGCTCAAAGTCTCCCGGAACTTGAAATTCATTGAATTCAGTAGGTGATTGTAATGAACGTGGATCTGTTTTTAATGTTAAAATAATATTAATAGATCCTGCTAAATCATTTGCATCTTTAGCAGATGCATTTGTGCTGTTACCAGCAATATCATGAATAAAAAAGAATAGATTTGGATTTTCTTCTATTCTACTTCTAAGCCACTGATCAAAGCTAGAATCTTTCTGATATCTTGCTTTATAAAAATCAGAATTAAAAAACTCCTTACGTAGTTTTACTGGAGTATTTGTACGAAATCCACCATTTGAATGATGTGTATGTGCCTTTTCGCACAATGTTTCAAATTTATTAAATTTTTTACTCATATATATTAGGTTTTTGTCATAAATATTTACCATACATGGCTGCTATTTACATAGATAATCTAATAAAACCTAGAGAAATAAATTCTCCTAGTAGTTATCCTTCAAAAGAAACTGTACAAAATAAATTTGTATATACAGATTTAAAATTAGATTTAAAAGAAGCCAAAAATTTAGGAAACGGATTAAATCCTGCTATTTCCAATGATATTGAGGCTTCTTATGACTTAGAGGCAATAAGAAACTCTCTTTATAATATTTTTACAACAAGAAAGGGGCAAAAATTATTAAATCCTCTTTTTGGAGGTTCTTTAGATCAACATTTATTTGAAAATATTACAGAATTTAAAGCTAAAATATTGGGAGACAGCATCGTAGACTCTGTTTCAAGATTTGAAAATAGAGTGCGAGTAGATTCTGTACAAGTAATGCCAATGTATGATGAAAATCAATATTACGTAATATTTAATTATACTATATTAAATATAAAAGATATTAAAAAATTTGAAATATTATTTAATGCAAATAACATAACATTTATATGAGCGATATAGCCCCATTTAACAAAAATTCTTACATTGCCTTTGATGGTGTCAGTATTCGTGACATCATTGTAAATCGTCTTAATCAAGGAAAGGTATTTACCGATCAAAATTATCAAGGATCTAACTTATCTGCTCTTATTGATGTTTTAAGTTATACTTTTAATACTTTATTATATTATTTAAACAAAACTTCTTCGGAGAGTATGTTTTCAGAAGCACAAATATATGAAAACATGAATAGAATAGTAAAGCTTTTGAATTATAGACCCATTGGTAGATTAGGACAAAATGTTCCATTCAGATTGTTTGCAAATTCTAACATACCAAGAGGAAATTATTTTGTTCCTAGATATAGTTATGTAAATGTCGGAGGAACACAATATTCTATAAACAAAGACATGGTATTCTCAAAGTTATTTGATGGAACTGCCGAAATAAATGATGTCAATAATAGCTATCTCTTATATCAAGGAAGTTTCAAAGAATATCCAATATATACAGCATCTGGTATTGATAATGAAGTTTTATTTTTATCATTAGGAGATTCTGTAAAAATAGATCACTTTAATATTTTTGTATATGTAAAAGAAAAAAATTCTGACAAGTGGGATGAATGGACAAACGTTTCTGACATATTTTTATATACATCAACAGACAATGTATATACTACAAGATTCAATCAGAATTTAAGATATGAAATCCAATTTGGAAATGGTATAACAGGAAAAAAAATAAACGAAGGAGATCAAATAGCAGTTTATTATTTACAAATAGATGATACTACTCCTTCTTTGGGACAAGGTGCATTGGATAATTCTAAATTTATTAATTTTAATAGTACTAGATACAATGAAATATTGTCTTCTATTTCTTTTAATTTTAATTCAAAAATAGACACAACACAATTAAATTACATTTCAATTACCAATGATTATCCTTCAAATTCATATACTGATTATGAAAATGTAGATAATATAAGAAACAATGCCCCACAAGCATTTACTGCTCAACAAAGACTTGTTACTGCATTGGACTATGAAGTTTATATGAGATCTAATTTTCCTAATATCATTACAGATAATAGAGTTGTTAGTAACGAAGATTATATGAGAGGCCATATGAGATATTTGTATAACATAGGATTGAATAATCCACAAATTCAAAATCAAGTTTTATTCAATCAAGTTAAATTTTCAAATTCTTGTAATTTCAATAATTTATACATATATACAATACCAAATAATAATTCACAAAACTTTTTATCTCCACCTCAAAAAGAAATAATTATAAATAGCTTGTCACCCAATAAAACAATAGCAGCAAATCCTGTTTTAATAGATCCTATATTTATGAATTTGGATTTTTATATAAAACCTCCATTTGGAAATGCTAGTTTTGATGATCTATCTAATTGCAAATTAAGAATAGTTAAAAGCAAATATACTAGAAGAGCATCTTCTAGTATATTACTAGAAATACAAAATTTATTTAAAAATACCTTTAATCATACCACATCAAAACTAGGAGATTTAATAAACATAAATCAATTAAATTCTGATATATTGAATATGGATGGTGTGGATTATATAGAAACATATAGATCAGATTCTGATACTTCCATTAATGGATTGTCATTAATGATGTGGAATGATTTATATCCTGAATTAGATACTAGGGTATATACACAAAATGTTAAATTAGATTTCTTCCAATATCCTTTATTTTATAACGTAGCAAATATATCTTCTAGAATAGAAATAGTAGAAGATATCGCATCAGTTTCAAAAATATAATTAAATGTCTCTTCCAATTATAATTCCCAATCAAACGTTTTCTTTATCTGCTGGTAATTATGCTGTAGACCAGATAGACAGAACAGGTACTACTCCGCTTACTTGGACTATAGTAGGATTGCCAGATGGATTGACTTTTGATTATGTAAATGGTGGATTTTATGGAACTCCTATACAAGCAGGTGTTTTTTATTCCTTTGTTGTTTTACAAAATTCCGAAGGAACAGATTCTTCTGTTGTTGAATTTAAAATAGAAGATGTATATTCAAGTTCTGTAGTTTCCTTTTCTATTTCTCCAAATAAAGGATATGCTAATTCTACTCCTTTTCAATTTGTTCCTATAATAGCAGGATCCCAAAAACCAATTTTACTTACATGGGAATTTGGTGATGGAAGTATATCAAATGAACAAAATCCTATACACATATATAAAGTTCCTGGAAAATATATTGCAAAATTACATGTACACTTTAAAGGAAAGGTTATATCTTATAATACGGAAATATTTGTAAATCTTTTAATAAACGAATCTGTATATTTTGATTTTGTTCCTCCTCCAACATTTTCTGGACATTATAATAGATATCCCTTTAAAGTAAATTTCACATCCTCTAAAAAAGGACCGCATTATATAGATTTAGGAGCACAATTTTCAAGATCATATCAATTACAAGAGGTTGAAAATAAATGGTCATTTTTAAGACCACATTGGAGATTTGTAGATTTGTTGGGAAATGAAATTAGTGCAATAATTCCTAATGAAACTGAAATATATACTACAGATTTAGGTGCAATAAATACACAAGGAACTGGATTATTTTCTGGAGTAACAGGAACTGCGGAGTTCTATTTCATTGACGATATTTATAACTATGATCTATCCGTTAAGGACGATGCATATTCAACAGTAATTGCTACATTAAGGACAAATGAAATAAAATCAATTCATGATGGATTTCATGTCAATAATGATTTACCAGGATTTTCTAATAGTTTAGCAACTGCTTCTTGTCCGTATATGGTTTTACATAGACCAGTTGATAATGTGAACATAACCGATAATGGAAAAACATATAGTGGATTAAAATTTGAAAATGCTCAACAACCAGTAATAATAAATACAAATTACTTAAAACCATTTCCAGAACCATTTTACTGGAAAGATGATAGTAACGAAGTTGATGTATATTATCCTAGAAAAAATGAATTTTCGCATAATTTTCCATTAGAAAATCAAAATAATGTTACTGTAAATGCAGGAGCAACTGGAATGCGTGTTGATTTTGTCCCATTGCCAACATTTGAATGGAAATATAAAGACAATTTAAAAACACCTGGATATTATAAAGGAAATTTCATAATACAAGACATTTTAACAGCAAATCCTATTCTTACAGCAAGTGCTGACATAACATATCCTCCACTTTCTACACAACATCATAGTCCTATTTTATGGATATCAAATCCAGAAGCGGGATTGATGACTACTGCTCAGTATATTTTCAGAGACTCTCTTTCTGCTGCGTTTGACACTCCTAACATGAAAATAGCAGTTGTTAATAATTTCAACATGCCGATAATAAGGAAAGTTGATTTCACTACAGATGCAATGGCTATTACTGGATTTCATGGTATTAACAGCATAGCAGCATTGCCATTACCAGCTTATCATGCATGGGCATTAGACTCAGAATTGAATTACCTTTATAGATTAACAACAAAGGGAACTATTTTATGTGCTATTGACATAAATCAAATTATAAGAGATAATAGTTTAGGATTTTTAACAAATGAATATGCTTCACCAGCATCTATCGTGTTGGATGGTAAACAAAACATTTGGATGACTCTTTATGATACGGTATCTACTTTAAAATTTGATAGATTTGGAAACTTTTTGTTTGCAACTACACCTTTAAGCAGTACGGGATACATATTCCCTCCAGCACCTAATATTGAAGGTCCTTGGTATGCTCAAAATTCATACTATGATTATGATGAATCTGAACAATATGATTGGAATACTGTAAATAATAAAGATGTAAATTTTGTAGAACCTACATACATAGATTCAGATACAAAAAACAATGTCTGGGTATCATATTCTCATTATGCTAGTGGATATTTAGTTAAATACGATTCTAATGGAGGTCTTATATATTCACACACATACCCAGTATGTTCTTGTCCTCAATCAATAGCAATTGATGCTGATGATAATGTTTGGATTGCTCTTTCTAATAATATATGGAGTTCTAGAGAATGTACATTAGAAAAGAGATCCTCTACTGGTACATTGTTAAGTTCATTCTACCCTATTATGGGTTTAAATCATTTAACTCTTGATTGGGATCAAAATATTTGGTTTACATTTAGCTATAGTCATATAGGGAATATAAACACAAAGTCTGGAAGTATATTTGTTACTGATTTGTCTGGAACAGGAGTCACTAAAAATGCCTCTGATTGGTTCGATCCTTCTGATAATACCGATGAAACCGCTTTAGAGGGTATTGGATGCGATTTAAAAGGAAGAGTATATGTTATAAATTCTATAGAGAATCAAGTGTATGTTTTAGACACAAGAACTAAGAAATTTTTAAATAAATTTTATGTGAATCCTCAAGGATTCACGTTTTATATGGATGATCAGTCATCTTCCACCAGAATGCTTGCTGATATTTGGGGAAAATCTTTACAAGCAAACGGAGATTGGACTGGATTGAGGTGGGTTAGAAAACATGGACACGAATTACCTTATTATACAACAGATACTTTTACGGATTATATAACAGGATCGACTGATAAAATCAATTACATTACAAATGATATAAAATCTATAGCCAAATTAAATGAAAATTTTGATATGGCAGATTACATGAAATCTTTAGCGTTCATGCCTTCTTTAATAGAAAGTAATGTATTATTTGATGACTTTTTAGGTTCTATAATGGGGAAATATCCATTTAGAAATGATGATTTGGGTGTAAATGTTTATGAAAAAATTTCAAATTTTACAATAAACAATGCAGATGTTGATTATTGCAATATAGATCAATTAAACAGCATGGCAATGACATTGAATGTAGATCCAAATGATCTTAACTTTAATCTTCCATTGTCTTTAAAATCTATACTGAACATATGTAGTATAAATCAATCCAGATTGTTTGGTTCTATTTCTTTACAAGAAGATGCGTTTTCAAAAATAAACAATCAAGACGTATTAAACAGAGGAGATCTTATATCCTCTTTGTGTTATACAGTAACAGCAGGAACTCCTGTTGTTTTAAAAGATAAATCAATTAATAAATATCAAAAAATAGAAACATCTGAAATAAACAGTTGTTCTGCATATTCAATTTCAGTTTTAGCAGAATATATAGGACTAGGAAATAGTGATTGGGATTCTTATTACGAGTTTTATACCTTTAATCCTAGCTATGATTTAACTAATATAGAAGGCATTATAGATTGGAATAACGATAAAACTACTATAAACAGAAATCTATCGAGTTCTAAATATTGGTACGGACAAGATGGATATCTATCATATGTTTTAATATATGATTTATATAAAGGATTGGGTTTAATTTAAGTTTTAACAGTAGATATTAAATAATTTGCTTTATTAAAAGCAGATAATATCTCTTCTATTTTATTATTAATTCCAGTCTTAGATTGTGTTATAAATGTATTAAGTTCCAAGGAAGTTAAAATTGCTGATATTTCTTTATAAACAGAAAAATAAGTATCAATAATTCTATCAGAATCATCTCTAAATTGAGAAATGTTGTTTATGTCTAAACATTGACATTGTGATATTATTTTAGGAAAAATAATATCATTTTGTCTAACAGTTCCTATAATTTCTTCTTGAAGAGAATCAAATAAATCATCTAAATCATCATATAAATCACCTAGTATGATATGAACAGGATGGTTCAATACATACCAATGAATCATTTTAATAGAAGATAATGTCTTCAATAAAAATGATCCAAATTCTCTAGTTGTATCTAAAGAATTCGTGCTTGCTTGTGTTGTTATTATTTGTATTTCCATAATTTATTTTCTTTTATATATTTCTGTTTTAATTAAAAAATCTCCAAGTATAGTATCACCGCTTGATAGAAACTTATAATTGTTGGTATCGGAAATATCAACGTCATCTGTTTTTTTAATCTCTTCTTCATTTTTTAATTCAACATTTTCTTCACTTTTAAAAGAATTTAATCCCAACTTATCATTAGTAAAATTAACAGTATAACCAAAATCCTCCAATTCTTTTTTTAATGATTTTAATAAATCTTCTGTGTTTTTAAAAAATAATCTCCAAAAAGGTATTGGAAATATAATATTCAATGCATTTACTCTTACGGCACATTGTTGACACGGTTCTGTTTTTTTAGTAATTATTTTAGTTATCCATCCTATTAATTTACTGTGTAAAAAACAAGCTACCAAATCACCCAATCCGCGAGAATATTTAATTTTTAAATTTGGATCTTTCATAATACGCTAGAAATTCTTTTATTAAACTTATCAACAGCAGTTAAAATACAATCAGACATATCATAAAAATCATCATCTGCTAAATTGTCATTATTTTGTATTATTTTTCTTAATTGTTTCATTATAGTAATTAATTGAACATTTAAAGGATATTTTTTATCTATATATTCAAAAGTGTGTCGTTCTTCTTGTATTTCTTCTATAGAAGAACCGATTGGAAGCATTTCTCCAGTTTCATAATCACCTTTCCACTCCCAATTTGAAATATTTGTTTTTTCGGATGGTACTTCTCTTCTTAGAATAGGAGAATTGGGTGGTATTTCATCACTATATCCTATAAATTGTTTTTTATCGTTAAAAATGGCAAACATTATAAATAATATTTATAAGATATTATGAATATGCAAAGAATTAACTCTTATATGGTCCAAGCAAGTCTCCAAATGTAGCTCCTATACGATTTGAACTTAATGTTTGTATTAAAGACAATCCAATTACACAATAACCAGGGGCTCCACCAAAAGGTGGTAGTGAAATACCTCTAGAATCGAATCCTCCAGAATTTTGTCCTTTTTGTCCTAGTGTTCCTCCAGGTGTTCCGTTTGTATAACCAAATCCACCATTTCCGGGTATGGTAAGGCTTCCATCGTTTCCATTAGTTCCGCTTTGCGTTGTGAAAGAATAGGAAGACAATGTAGAAACATTCGATCCTCCTACGCCATAATACCCCTTCGTATTTCCTGCTCCTCCACCGCCTCCACCGCCACCTTTTAGTATAGGTTTTGTTCCATTACTATTTAATGGAAATTTTATAGAATAAAAACTATTATCTTTATATGAGGCTAATCCTCCACCACCACCACCGCCTCCTCCTGCTATTGTTCCATCATTTAAAAACATTTTAACAGGATAATTAAGAACTATCGCATTTCCACCCGCTGTTCCGTTATTTGTACTATTTAAAGGAATTCCTAATGATTGACCATAACCACCGTTTCCTCCATATCCAACTATTGTTCCATAATTTAAAATATTTATATCATCTCCATGTTTAAATCCATTTATACTAAATGCTTCTCTATTTAAAACTTCGCTACCAATAACTACACTAGAATTTATTATAACTTTTATGTCAGTATTTCCTGCTAGATATTTTCCGGTTCCAATAACATGATAATACAAATCAAAATTAAATTGACTATCTGTTATTGTTATTTCTATAAATGGTCTTTTCTTTGTAGTGTTTACTACTATTCTTATTGGTGTTTCTTTTTCTACATCGTCTTGTTGTGTTGTATCTTGATCTCCATAAACAACTCCTAAAAACACCCAGTTACCCCTTTGAACCTCAAATTTATATATATTACCTTTTAATAAATGAATATCTTTTTTTAAAAATTTAGCATACATTTCTCTAATATTAAAAGAAAATTCTGGACTTGTTTGTATGTCAAATAAATAACTATTATCTAAAGGATCTACAGGAATATTATATAAAAAAAATGTTAAATTTACATTTGTATTTTCATTAAAATCTAAAGGATTGAAGTTAGAATTTAAATAACTTTTAGCAACAGATATTAATTTATCGTTTCTTTGATTTATAGTAGGACAACTTATTGCTATATTAGCATATGTAGATATGTTTAATGGATAATGAACGGAGAATGTATGTTTAGACCAATAAGAACTTAATATATTAACAGTAGCATATGCCATATTAAATCTTAATGGATCTTCAAATTGATTTGTTGCTTGTATAAAAAACGGAATATTTTCTTTTAAATCATCAAAAATAGCTTGATAATTGTCAGAATTAATAGTAAGCATGCTGGATAAATTACAAATTTCAGTATCTAATTTTAAAAGATTAAAATTATGTTTTGCCGCAGAATCGCCTACACATTCGTTTTTAGTTATTTTTTTAATTGGAATATCAGTACTCATTTTGTTAAAAACCTTTCAAATGTCCATGCACAATTTTTAATTGAAAATACAACTGCAATTAAATCGTCAACTTCATTTCTATCTTGAAAAAACATTTCTACATTAGCCTTTATATATCCATATGCTGTTTGTGCATTTGATGTAATGGTAGTAGTTGTATTTGCTGGAGTCCATGATATTGTTTTATATAATATTCTTTTAAAGTTTGAAATGACATTGAATGCTGTTTCCGTCCATGTTGGAATTGTTGCTGTAGATACATTAGATGGAGCAGTAAGTTTTAATGATGCTTGTGGTTGTGTCCTTACATAAGGAGGAAGATCATAAAAACAAGTTACATTTTTTGATTGTGAGCATGTTGCAGACGAACCCTTACAATCAAAATCTCCATTACTACAATATACATATCCTGTATAAAAATTTTTACAAGTAATAGTAATTGTTTTATTTGCAGTTGTACATAATGTGTAATCTGTTAATAGTTGATTTTCATTAACGTATGTTCCATATGCCCATCTATGCGCATATACTATAAGTTTTTGATTTTCTACATAATTATTAATGGGTATTCCATTTTTTATAGTTATTTCTGGAAAATAATTAGAAGCCCATGTTTGTAGAGAATTTACTATATCACTTTTAGATATGTCTATATTAAATATAGAAGGGAAAAAAATAGTTATTGGTTTCAACCAACCCGCAGAATTTGTTTCTACTATAGTACATACATTTAATAGAGTAGATGAATATGTTTGCGAAATTGTTGTAATTTGTTTTAAAGTGTTTTTAAAATCTTTATAATAATTCACAACAGGTGTCCAGTAATCATTTGCTCTTTGTGTTACTTCTTTTGTTAACAAATCTAAAGTTTCATAATTTAAATTTATAGAACTCAAGGAATCGCCTATAGAAGAAGTTGGTTGTATATATATAATATCGTTCATATATTAATCCAAACATTGTTTATGTTTTTAAATTTCATATTTATAGTTCTACATGTTGTTTTTTCTATGACATCTCTTTTCAATCCTATAGATAATTGTTTGCTTCCTCCACCTTGACATGCTACTGGCACAGAAGTAGCACTAGAATTTATAATGGTACATTTATCATATGCATTGGTACATGGTCCATATCCAGCCAGTCCTCCGTGGTGATTACATCCTCTGGACGGTTTAGGACAACCAGAACAAGAAAGACTACCTCCACCACCATTTGGTATGCATGGTTCGTAAAGAGATCTATTAAACTTAAAACTAAATGATGTTTCTTGATTTAAATATATCAAAACATTTACCATTTGATCGTCAGTGTAATATATTGGATTGAAATTTACGTCTAACCAATTTTTTATTAAAGAAATTTGTTGAATCGATGTTTTAGAATACCAAACAGTAAAGTCTATCATCTGTGGATAATATAATTGTATATGCTTATTCCAAGAAGAACTTAACTTACTAACAGTTGTTGAAAGATCTATCCAAGCAGCACTAAATTGTTTAACATTACTAGCAGTAGTTAACCATCTAGCACTATATTGACTAACTAATGTATATATGTCATACCAATTGTTTTGTTGAATATACAAAGAACTTATAGATTCACTTAAAGTTAAAAAGTTATAATTTATAATATCCAATGAATCTTTTAAACAGTATCTTTGATCTATTAAATAGACATTCGAACATGTAGGTGTTATTTTTTCAAAAGTAATCATATTATATCCAATTTATTTTATATAAAGAAGTCTCTGCTGGTTTAATTTTATTAATACAATCTTTTATAGTGGTTTCTATAAGATATTTTAAATCATCATTTATGTTTAAATTATGTATATTAATATTAAAATAATTACTCTTACTTCCTGGTAATTGATTTTTATACCAATATTCAATTTCTTCTATAAAATTTCTATCTCCTACGTTAATATTCCATTTTAAATATTTTCTAGGATCTGCAAGTTCAGAAGAGAAGTATATAGCTTCTATTTCACCTACACTTAATGCTTTTGAATATAATCTCAAATCGGCAATATTTCCTATAAATTTATTAACATCATCCAATCCAATAAGATCGTTTAATGTGGTGTTTTTGATACTTGCTGCTCCTAATAATAATGAAGATCTATAATCATAATACAATTCATATAAATTAGGTTCGAAAGATACCTTGCCTACATTAATGGTATCAATATAAAAATCAGCAATCCCTCTAAATGAATCAAAAACAAAAGAAAAATGATGCCAACCGTGAGGTAAAGAGCTTGTTGTAAATGATAAAGAAAGTAATTGAGGATCTCTTCCGTCTGGTTGTGCTATTTTAAATTTCCAAGAAAGTGTTGTTTTTCTTGGAATAAATTTTCTAACAAACTGATATCCAGTAAAATCACCTTTTGCATTGAATTTTAATTGATCAAGATTTTCAACATTTAATGTTCTTAAATCTGATCTATATTCCATGCTACCAAGACTATCTATGGCATATATTTCATTATCTCTT